GCCATTTTCACGCATCTGCAAACAATTAACGTTTAACATATGGCAGGTTCAACCTGGGTTTTCGCAGGTATGCAAACAAAGCGACTCCGCGAAAACGACGCTTCACAGCCCATTGATACCCAACGGGCTATGTCAACAAAGGGGGGTATGCAATGTCAGACGGCTTTGTCGGTTTTCGTTGCACAGTTGCACTGAAGAACCAACTTGTAGAGGCGGCAGAGCTTGCAGGGCTGTCACTCACTGATCTGATCGTGCTGTTGCTGCGCGAGGGGCTACGCAAAGAATTGCCCCAGCCGACCAAGCCTAGGTCGGTGCTGTGATCGATCCGCGCACAGCTCGAGCAGCTGCCAGGCTGGCAGAGGTGGCCAGGGCACACCCGCTGCTGACGTTTCGCCCATCACCTGCGCTCGCCGACTTCTGCGATAACTTCGATGATCGCTTCATCTGCGTGAGGGCTGCCAACCGCGTAGGCAAGACCAGGCATGCAGTGTTCAAGGCAGCCAAGTGGGCAGCCAGCGTGCAAGGCCTGCGCTGCAGAGTGGGTGGCCCATCGCGCAGGCAAGTGCAGGATGTGGTGGGCCGATATCTCGCTGACTTCCTCGAGCCTGCCCATACGCACCCCAGCAGCTACTACACGCCGGGGCGAGGGTGGAACCAGCCGACGATCAGGCTGAAGAATGGCAGTCAGATCCAGCTGCGCAGCTTTGAGGATCATCCTACGTCATGGGCTGGTGATGAACTAGACCTAGTGATCCTCGATGAGCCACCACCTGCGCATATTTTCATGGAAAGCATGGCCAGGACGATGAGCAGGCAGGGTGTGGTCAACATTTGCCTGACCCCAGTGGGCAGGCCTGTGCAGTGGTTGCGCGAGCTGATCGAGGCACCAGGCAGCCCCTGGGTCGAATACGTTGCAGAGTTTAGCCATGCAAACTGCCCCTGGTACACAGCAGAGCAGGTGCAGGGCTGGCTAGAGGTGCTCGACAGCAGCCCCTGGGAGAAACAGCAGAGGGCGCATGGGGCCTGGGATGGGGTCACCACAGAGCGCTGGTATACCGGGTTCAGCGAACACAACGTAGACGCGCAGGCCATCCCTGCAGGCACTGACGTACAGCTGGCGCTGTCAATCGATCATGGCGAGGTAGGCAGCAACACAGTGGCACTGCTGATGCTGTGGGGTGGTGGCACCTCGCGCGCCTCGAGCTGGGCACCCCAGGCAGGCAGGCATGTGTGGGTAGTCGACGAGCATATCAGCCAGGATGGGGACAGCGAGGTGCAGCATGCAGCTGGGATCATCGCCATGCTGCAGCGTCAGGGCTTCAGAGCCAGTGATGTAAAGATCGCAGTAGGCGACACTAACAGGCGCGGAAACTGGCGAATTAATGATCTGCTGTCTAGCGAGGTGGCTAGGCAGCTGAAGCGCAGATCCCCACCATTCCGCCTGCAGAATGCGACAAAGGATCGCGACTGGGGCCACAGGGTGATCAATGGCTCCATGAAGCGGCGAGAACTGTTCATCCACCCTCGCTGCAGTGCAACCATTAAGACGCTGCGCCATTGGAAAGGTGGCAAAACTGGCGAGGATGGGCAGCTCTCGCATGCAGCAGATGCCTTGCGCTATGGTGTGTTAAGCATACTCGCAGATCGCCCATACTATGCAGGCTTGAGGTTCTAGGATGCCCACACACTATGTGCGTGATGTAAGCATGAGCGATCGCGCTCGCATGCAGGAAAGTGCAAAGCGCAGGCGCATGCTCGAGGGTGTGTGGGAGCAAGATCTGATCGATCAGATGGCGCAGTTTATCTCTGCAGAGCAGCTGGCAGCATGGGGCCGCCCTGACTTGACGGCTAATCCATTCCGATCTGTGGTCAGCCAGCTGGCTGTGATCTACGATCGTGCACCCATCATCAGCCACCCAGATCAGGCCAGCGCGCAGGCGATGCGAGGCCTGACAGAGCAGGCAGGGGTGTGGACGCTGGGGCCATACTTCCAAAGGCTAGTGATCGGGCTGCGTGAGTGTTTCCGCCGGCTGGACTGGCACCAGGGGCAGCTGCAGGTGCGTGTGGTGTCGCCGGATCTGGTGACTGCAGAGAGCAGCCCAGATGACCCAGCCACCCCACACACCGTGATCGAGTACCGCCCCAGGGTGCTCGAGGGTGCAGATATTCTCACACGCGATGTGCTGTCCGTAAGGGATGGGGATCCCGTCTATAGGATCGAGACGGCAGACGGGCAGCAGGATCTGACTGCGCACTATCTTGGGCAGTCGTACAGTGGCGATGCGTACCCGTACCGCGACAGCGCAGGCCAGCCAGTGCTGCCCTATGTCCTGACACACGCTGCCAATACGGGCAAGCTGTTCGATGCGTTCGAGGGCAGAGAGCTTGTGAACGGCGCTCTGACAGTCGCCGTTTTGTTTTCCTACTGGCGGCACATAGTCTTTGACTGTGGGTATCCGCAGCGGTATGCGATCAATGCAAGGCCTGCAGGGCTGGCAGCAGACCCGAGCAAAGACGAGAACGCGACGTATATACCTACAGATCCTGCATCGCTGCTGATCATGGAGGCAGCCAACCCCGATCAGCCGGTCACGCTGGGCCAGTTTCAGCCAGGCGGGGATCCGGTCAGTGTCATGCAGGCGATCCAGGCCTACAGTGCGAACATCGCGAGCGAGTTTGACATTGGGCCGCATGATATTCAGCGCACCCATGCAGATGCGCGATCAGGCTATGCGCTGCTAATCGCAAACAGCGGAAAAAGAGCCGCGCAGGCTAAATATGCCGTTCACTTTGCAGAGGCTGACCGTCAACTAATGCGCCTCGCTGCCATCCTGCACAATCGCTACTCTGATCAGCCTGCAGTGGCAGAGGATGGCTACCAGATCGCCTATCAGCCCCTGCCTCTGTCAGTAGACGAGCGCAGAGCGCGCACAGAGGAGTACCGGATCCGCGCAGAGCTGGGCACAGGCTCTGTGGTGCAGTTTCTGGCAGAGCTGGAAGGCATCACAGAGGAGCAGGCCAGGCAGCGCCTCGAGATCATCAGGCAGGACCGGATCCGATACGGCACAGGCCAGTAAGACTAGACAAAGGGAGTGCACATGAAGTGCCCACACTGTGAGACAGCGATCGAGGGTGTGATCCCTCGCGAGCGTTTGAATGGTAAAAACCAGCAGATCAAAGAGCTGCAGGCCCAGCTTGAGGCAGCTAGCGAGGCAGCACAGGCAGCCGGTAAGCTCGAGGCGCAGGCCACAGAGCTGCAGGCACAGCTGGCAGCAGCACAGGCAGAGCACCAGGCCTATGTGCTGCAGAGCGAGACGAGCGCGGATCTGATGCGCGCTGGGGTGCTCGATGCAGAGGATCAGGATCTAGTGCGCTGGCGATATGAGCGACTGGGCGAGGATCGACCCAGTTTTGCGGACTGGCTACAGGCTGGCGCTCGAGAGGATCGGCACCTCGCTAGCCTGTGGGCAGCACCAGCAGCCCCTGCAGAGGCCCCAGCGGCACCAGCGACACAGGCAGCCCCACCAGCAGCGCCTGCACCAGTGGCTGCCCTGCCACCTGCACCACCTAGCAACGCTGGGGCGCGTCTGCAGGCTGTGGCCCCACCACCCAGCTACAGCCCTGCTGATGTGGCCACCATGCCACTCGAGCAGCTGCGCGAGGCCTTGCGATCTGGCGCTTTCAAATAGCGCGTGGTATTGCATAGACATAGGCGATCGACTCGTGGGCGTTACCCATCGTATGCAGCCAAACCACCTGCACATGAGGCACTCCCATGACTTCGATCCTGCATAGCAACCTTGAAACTGACCTGCGCCTGGCCTCGAGCCTGGCGGCCAATCTGCGCGTTCTGCTTGCCGATATGGCCAGCCTGCGGCGTACTGGTGTGGTCACTTTCCTGGGCTCCGTGAATGGCGCACTGACTGACACCCTTAAGGAGCGGTATGCAGGCCTTGACGGCTACGATGCTTTCTCTGCTACTGCTGCAGAGGATACGGCTGTTAGCACCACTGCGCTGACTGATGCCAGCGCCACTGTCGCTGTTGCTCGTCACGCTATCCGGCGTGATATTAGCGATCTGGCCGTTTTGACGGGCAACGGCGGGATCAGTGCAGAGCGCCTGGCTGCATCGATGGCTGGCGAGTATGAACAGTTGTTCAATCAGCTCGTGGCTGACTCTGTGGACGACCTGGGCACGGACGTAGGCACGTCGGGGGCTGATATGTCAGTGTCTGACTTCTTTTCCGCGATGTACCAGCTTGAGCTGAATAACGTTCCTGGCCCGTACAGTGCGATTCTGCATCCTGTGCAGCTGAGCGATCTGCGCGAGTCTCTGCGCGCAGAGGGTGGTGCAGTGCAGTTTAGCCCTGCCACCATGGACATGCTTTCAATCAAAGGCCAGGGATATGCTGGACAATTCCTGGGCGTGGACGTGTACAAGATCAGCAAGATCAATAGCGCAGGCGGGAACCGGCATGGCGCGATGGTGGGGGCTGGGTGCCTGGGCTATCGGATCGGCACTGTCGAGAGCGTGATCGGTAGCACCATCATTCGCGCAGATGAATATGCAGTCGAATTCGACCGCAACAGCTCTGCAGGTACTACCTCTGTGATCGGTCATGCCTATGTTGGTGTGGCCATCCTCGAGGATGCGCGCGGGGTAGGGATCGTCACTGACGCCTAGCCATCAGGCTGGGCTGCACTAGTTTGCCGCCTGTGGCCGGATCTGTGGGTTCACTCCCTTTTTCCTGCCTATCCGGTCGCAGGTGGCCTGATAAAAGGGAGGAAAACACATGCCAGTCTATACAGGTGAAACCTACGATACGCGCGAGCAGCGCCAGGATCAGCTGCCCGATCTGGGCCGCGATGAAGCAAACGGGCATCCGTTTACTTTCATCCACAGCCCTGGCAGCTGGGAGTGCGTAGACCTGCAGGCCTTTGGAGTGCCAGAGGCAGACAGGCAGGTGCGCTATGAATGGGTGCCGCGCCTTAAGCACTTCTGGCACAGGCCTGGGGTCAATGGGGTAGCAGCTCGAGCTGGTGGCCTGGGGAGGGCGCTGGGCGAGTATCAGGAACGGGGCTGGATCGTGATCAGCCCTGATCATGGGCCTGATGGGCTGTCCTATGTGCAGCGGATCCGCACCAGGCGAGGCGATCGCTTCTGCGATGTGTGGACTAGCTACGTAAAGGTAGGGATCGGCAGGGTGGCCCCTCGCTTCGATGATCTGGGCTACCTGCAGTGGCGCAGGCAGCTGGTGCGCGATGGTGTAGTGCCACTGCCACCTCCAGAGGTAATCGAAGGCCAGATCGCCACCGTCGCTAACCAGATCTCCCGGCTCGAGGGGCGCGCGCATCTGCCCCATGTGCAGACCCAGATCGAGGCGCTGCAGCAGCAGCTGGCAGGGATGAAGGCGCAGGCCTATGCACAGCCCTCTGCACAGCCCACTGCCAGCCCCAGCAGGCGCACCAGGCGGAAGGCATGAGCAAGCACAGCGAGGCAGAGAAACGGGCAGCGATCGATCGCATGGCTCGCCGCTTTGCAGATGAATCGCGCAGGCAGGGCAGGCCTCGCAGCCATGACAGTGTGATGGATCTGGCGCGAGAGATCGCGCGAAAACATGACAGGAAACAGAGGTAACAATGCCCACAAAGATGCAGAAGCGCGCGATCGGCTCGAACATCATTCACGAGCAGTGGTCGATTGACTACACAGAGCTGATCGATGCGAGCACGACACAGAGCCTCGATCTCACCACCCTGCCTGCAGGGGCTGTGGGGCTGGCTGCTTACATCAATGTCACTGCAGCAGCGACGGATGCAGGCTCGATCAGCGCACTCACCATCGAAGTGGGCGATACGGCAGACCCTGATGCAGTGGTCGATGGCGTCGATATGTTCGCCGTCACTGGCCTAGTGCAGAATGTAGCTGTTGGCAGCACTGAAATGTGGTCTGGCATGACCGTGGCTGCCAAGTTCACCGCCACTGGTGCCAACCTGGGCAGTGGCTCTGCTACGGATCTGGATAGCGGCGCTGTGCAGGTGCATCTGGTCTATCTGGTGGTCTGATGCTAATCGCGGCTGCCAGAGTACCTGATGAGATCCAGCGAGGGGTGGACACCACCCTCACGCTGGTGATCACAGAGGACACCACAGGGGCAACTATCACCCCCGCCTCTGGCACTGTCGATGTGTACGCTGGCAGTCAGCAGATCATCACAGGGGCTGCAGTGTCTGCTGGTGCCTCGAGCACCTACACAGTGGCTGCAGCGGCTACTGATGGGCGCAGTCTATCGTCTGACTACCTAGTGGTCTGGTCAATGGTGGTGAGTGGTGTCACTTACCAATTCCAGCGGGCAGCCTATCTAGTGCGCAGGCCATACAGGCATGTGGTGGTGCAGTCTGACTTGACAGAGCTGCACCCGGATCTGGCATCGCGCGAGACAGCAGCGACTGTGGATCTGGATGCCTACATCAGAGCTGCTGATGTCATGGTGCGGCGAGAGCTGATCAAGCGGGGGAACAGGCCTGATCTGGTGCTCGATCCGTGGGCTCTGGCAGATGCGCACAGATACAAAGCGCTCGAGCTGATCTATCGCGATGACGCACACGCAGTGGGTGACGGCAGGCATGCAGAGCTAGCAGCCCACTATGCAGAGGCCTGGGATCGCGAGTGGTCTACAGTGGTGCTGACCTATGATCATGACGAGGACGGCACGATCGACACTGACGAGCGCAGAGGTGGTGTGCCTGTGGTCATGCTGACCAGTCGCAAGCGGTGGTATCTGTGAGCACTGCGACTGCAGAGTCACTGCTGCAGGCCATCCAGGCCCGACTGCAGGCAGAGATCGCTGGGATCCACATCAGCCAGCAGATCGACGCTGTGACGGCAGATCCGCGAGGCCTCGCGCACCTGGGCACTGCGGTGCTGCGGATCAGTGACGAGGTACTAGGGGAGTACCCCACCAGGCTGCAGGGTGTAGTGCGTGTGCTCGATACCATCGAGCTGCAGACTGCCTACAAAGTAGATCCGCGCGATCAGCTGACTGGCAGGGATGCGCTGCTAGCTCGAGGGCGCGCGATACGGATCGCGCTAACTGCTACTGCCTGGGGCGGTATCGACACCAGGCGAGTGGTTTACACAGGCAGCACCGGGCCAGTGCGCCACCCAGCCAGTGCAGAGTGGCTGGTGCTCGTGCAGACTTTTACGCTGTCTCGCTTTGCAGAGCTGGGCTGATGTTAGCGGATCCGGCGGTAGGTATATCGGTTGCGGATCTGGCTGTTGAAGTGCTGCCCGTAACTTCCAGCCCTGCGAAAACTATCCCAGGCAGCAGGCGGCACCCCAAAAAACTGGTACACATGCCCGCTGTCAAAGCCCAGCTGCAGCGAGGCAGAGTCAGGATCATAGCGCGCAGTATCCAGCGCACTGCTGCCGATGTAAAGGGTAGTGACTGGCACGTCTTGCTGGCGCTGCGCATCTTGCTGCCGCTGCGCATCTGCTGCCCTCTGCAGCGCCTCGCGCAGCACTGCCAGCCCGGTGAACGCTCGAGCATCGAGGCTGCCACTATCGTGATCGCCAAAGAAACTAGATGGCTGCCACCAGTCAGAGCTGTGCATGTTTGCCTTTGATCTAGAGATCGATGTGCCGCGCAGGGTGGTAGACCTGCTGCCCATGGATCTGATCGTATCAGAGGTTCAGCAGGCAGGCACTGATCTGCACGCTAGCCTCTACAGCAGCTGGCCAGTGAAAACAGGCAAAAGCAAGCGGGCTTGGCATATTGACCTGCTGCCTATTGGTTTCACAATAGTGAACGAGGTACGATATACAGGGTTCATAAAGACTGGCAGTCCGATCCTGCAGTCAAACTTACGGCAGACTGCCGATAATCTCTCAGAGCGCCTGGCAGACTTGCTGCCAGCCTCAATGCTAAAGGGGCTTGACGATGGCTGAAAGCGCAGTGCCAAAGGTGCCAAGGGATGGCAGCCTGACTCTCGAGGATGGCACCACCCCTACCGCGAACAGCTACACCGTGCAGTACAGCAACGCTGTGGCGTTCACCAATACGCAAACAGAGGCGATCCACGTTTTTAACCGTGGCAGCCGGATTTACACCAGAAAGGGCAATGATGGGATCCCCTCGTTTTCTTTTCAGGTGGTGTTCACCAGCTTTACGGACGGCACTGATGGCACTGTGATCGATGCCTTCGAGCAGGCAGGTGCTTTTAGCAGCTGGGTCAAGCAGTTGTCGACTTGTGAACACTACAATTTAAAAGGCACGTTCACGATCGAGGGCACAGATCACTCTGATGACACAGACCACACTGTGGTGTGCACAGGCCTGCGCCTCACCTCGTGGGATTTTGCAGAGGGTGATCCCTTTACTGCCACGTTCAACTGCGAGGTATTGGGAGCCATTACCTATACTGGCCCATCGTAGCGCAAACAAAAAAAGGGAGTATAAACCATGGATCTAGGTAAGCCTAGACGGCTAGACTTTGCGACTGTGCGAGAGCTGTGCACCTACTTTGATCGCAACCCTACGCGCGCCAGCTTCTGCGCACTAGGGCTGCTGTTTCCGCAGCGCCTCGAGCTGACAGCCCAGCAGGTAGACCAGCGCCACAGACAACTAGGCAACCTGCACGATCTGGGTGGCTGGCTGTACCAGCGGGGTGTGCAGTGCGGTACTGACGAGGTGGCACTGTCAGGCCTTGCGCAGCAGCTGTGGGATCATCTTCTGCCGCTTGCCTTCCCTGCCCAGCCAGAGGTCACAGCAGAGATGGGAAACTCTTAACCAGCGCGCGAGAGGACCTATACGCATGGCAGTGTGCGCGCTGGTGGGGTCAACAGCCTGCCTGGTTCTATCAGCTGACGAGGGCACAGCAGGTGCGCGCTGTGGCAGTCTGGCAGATAGCTTGCAGTGATCCTGATAGACTGTCACAGATAGAGAGTGCTGCAAAGCGGCAGCAGCTGCGCGAGAGGCTAGGCTAGTGGCTACAGGTACAGTCCGCATCACGAGCAGTGCTGACGTTAAGGCGATCACCCGCGCTAATCAGCGGCTACAAAGCGACTTCAAGCGCACAAAAGAGGAAGTCAAAAAGACAAAGGCGACAGTCGCGGATCTGGGCACTGCCTTAAAGGCTATCGCAGGCGCTGCAGTGCTCGAACGGGTAGTCACTGGGCTGGGGTCGCTCGTCGATCAGACGCTGCGCGCTCGCCTCGAGATCAAGTCACTTGCAGACCAGAGCAACGTCAGTGCAAAGCTGTTTGGGTCGCTGGCGCAAGGTGCCAGGGCTGCTAACGTCAGCGCAGATCAGCTGGCTGGATCGCTCAAAGCACTGACTGCAAAGGCCTATGAGGCCTCGCAGGGTGGTGCTAGCGCACAGGCAGAGTTTGCGGCACTAGGGATCAGCGCAGAGGATCTGGCTGGGCCTAGTGGCTCGATGCGCAGCACAGAGGAGGTATTCAGGCTAGTGCTGGCCCAGCTGGGCGCGATGCCTGACCAGACACAGCGCGCAGCAGCAGCGCAGAAGCTGCTGGGTGAGGGAGCGGGAGGCCTGACAGCAGCACTGGGTGAGCTGTCGACAAAGGGGCTGCAGCGGGCAGAAGATCGGGCAGCCGCGTTTACCCGGCAGCTCGAGGGGCCAGGGCTCGAGGCAGCGCAGAACTACCAGACCCAGATGCAGAAACTCGATCTGATCCAGCGGTCAGTGGGTGATTTGTTCGCTGGGATGGCCACCAGCATTCTGCCTGCCCTCACAGATGGGCTGGTTTATGTGTCAGTGCTGATCAGCGACACAGTGATCAGCACTTTTAATGACTTCATTACCACTGTGCAGATGGCTGGCAGTGGCCTGGCAGGCTTGGCAGAAGCATTTATCCGGTACAGCACCCTGGATTTTCAAGGTGCTGTAGATGCGATCAGCGACACTGGCACAGAGTTAGAGCGGCTGCGTGCAGAGGCGGGGCTGTCACTCAATCCCCTGCAGGCACTGGCAGATAATGTTTCTGGGGCGCATGACGCTGCGGTCGAGATGGTGCGCAAAGTGCGCGAGGCATCAGGCGAAACTGCAGACCTTGCGACGAACAGCACAGAGGCAGCGGAAGGCCTGCAGGCCATGCTGGATAAGCTCGAGGAAGCGGCAGAGAAAGCAAAAAAGGCAGAGCAAGAGCAGAGCAGGCTAAACCGTGCAGTCAAAGATGGGCAGCAGGTTTATGCGGACTACACCAGTGGGGGACTGGTGCCGCATGGCCTCGCGATGCAGCTATTCAGCGGGGAGATAGCAGATCGTGTGCAAGCCCAGCTGACACTGCAGCAGGTGCTGGCAGAGAATGCAGAGATCGAAGCCCAGCAAGCTGCAGAGGCAGAGGCTAGGGCTGCTCGCCAGAGTGAGATCAGGCAGGGTGCGATAGGCCTGATCTCACAGACTGCTGATGTTGTGGGCGATCTGGCTGGCCTGTTTGTCGACGCTGGCACAGCAAGTGACCAGATGACAGAGAAACAAAAGAAAGCAGCACGCACAGCCTTTGCAGTGCAGAAGGCAGCAGCACTGGCACAGGCGATCGTGGCCACTGCTGTGAGCATCGCGCAGACCCTAAACCCATCTGTGGGCGGTCCACCTCCGCTTAACTTCATCACTGCTGGGCTGGTGGGCGCTGCAGGGGCAGTGCAGATCGCCAAGATCGCCAGCCAGCAACCTGCCTTTGCGCTGGGTGGTGTGATGCCTGCCAGTGGTGCACCTGCACTGCTGCACCCTGGTGAGGGTGTGCTTAGTCAGGGTGCAGTGGATGCCATGGGCGGCAGGGGTGGCCTGGCTGCACAGAATGCACGCAGCGGCACTGGGGCTGTTGGGCCTGCAGTGGTGGTGCAGTGGAAGCACATACGGCAGAGCTTCCGCGCAGAGGTCACAGACGCCGGGAGGGGCACTGGCCCCATGCGCGAGATCAGGCGCGATGGTAGGCGAGCAGGGCAGAGGCGCTATCAGATGCGCCAGAATTATGGGGCACTGTGATGGGTGAGCAGGTAAGGACAGCACTGCGTGGGATCCTGATCCCTGACCGCTACGTCACAGCCTACGATCCAGCGCAGGTGGTGGGCACTGCAGCGACACAGGCTGGGCCTCGAGCTGGCAGGCCTGTGCAGACCAGCACCACTGCCACGGATCTGGTGCTCGAGGGCACAGGCACACAGACTGGCACTGTGCTGATTCAGACAGCGCGTGGTGGGTATGCAGAGCCAGACGGGGCTGCCTTTGTCTGGCGCGAGAGCACCAGCGATACCTACAGAGGCTGGGATGTGCCCTGCGCGATCAGTGGATGGGAACACATCGTATGGACTACTGGCAGCGGCTACCGCTACCCTGCTGGTGTGGTCGCTGACGATGACTCGATCCTAGTGGCTAGCAGCCTGGTGAGTGGCGGAAACACTACTGTGGTGCTCCACAAGCGCAGCGCATCTGCTGGCACCTGGGGCACCTCTGGCCTGTTTGTCAACGGTGCCAGCACCAATGTGGTGCACACAGAAACCACTGTGCAGTACCTACACCCAGCTATGTGCAAGATGACCGCAGGCAGGCTGCAGCTGTACCACCTCGTCTGCGATGGCACAGCCAACCTGTGCCAGATCAGCCAGGCATACAGTGATGATGATGGCAACCAGTGGCGCACTGGTGCGCGCTGGGTGCTCGAGTCTCCGATCAGCCTGGCCACCTACACACCAAAGCGGATCCGGGTTGCATACGGAAACGGGCAGCACTGCCTGGTGGTGTGGTCGAGCACTGCCACAGATGAGGTGCTGCACCAGTTTGCTAGCGATGACGAGGGAAACACCTTCGAGCTGGTAGCTGTGTGGTCTGGCGCATCTGGGCAGCGAGGTGGCAACCCGGATCTGGTGTACCACCGTGGCAGGTTTGTGCTGGTGTTCAGCAGCCCTGATGTGACGATCGGCAGTGGGTATGCCACCAAGATCGCCAGAGTGGGATCTGCTTTTACCAGCTTCCTCGATGTGGACAGCGAAAAACCGCAGACGGCTGCAGGGGCTGATCTAGATCAGCAGGATGGCTCTGCAGATATTGCCTCTGGCCGCTTGTTTTCTGACTGGGATCAGAGCCTGTGTCAGCTCGAGAGCGGAGAGCTGCTGTGGTACTGGCGAGGCAACAACCCAGGCACAGCCTATGTAGCGCGCAGTGTGGATGGTGGCGATACCTGGCAGAGTGCAGGGCTGGGTGTGAGCAGCACTGCTGTGTGGTATCGAGGCGATGCAGTGACCAGCTATCAGGATCGGCCCCGTCACTTTCACATGGTTGCCCAGCGCGGCAGGGTGGTGTGCATTCATAACTGGGAGGCCAACACAGCCACAGCTGACTGGTCACTGGGTGCCATGCACCTGGGGGGATACAGCACCGTAACCTTGCCAGCAGCAGACCTGCTGCAGCGCGCAGATAAGCAGACCCACTGGGTGCACAACTGGCTGCCGTTTGAGCTGCCTGGGGATATGGGCTGGACGCGCGCAGTAACAGGGGCAGCCACTGACACCCTGACTAATGGCGCAGTGCAGATCGCTGGTGGGCTCACTACCCAGCTGTCCTATACCTACAATGCAAGCGCAGGCCCGACCGTGGCAGAGGGGCTGGTGTGCCGCTGGCGATTGACCGTTAACAGCGGCAATATTGATTGGAAGATCCACAACGATGATGGATCAGAAGACTATGCGATCGAGATCAGAGCCAGCACCAGCACCCTGACACTGCGCGATCAGAACGCGATCACACAGCTCGCACAGGCCACAGGGCTGGGTGGCTCCTATGATGTGCTGGTAGGCATGCGGGGCAGCTCTGCAGTGGTCTGGTATCGCGAGGCCACCACACTGGGTGAGGATCGCAAGTGGGTGCTGCTGCACGCTGCCACAGGCCTGACTGATGGTGGTGGCACGTTGGGCGCGCCTCGATGGCAGTGGGGCAAGCTGCGCACCACTCCAGCCTGTAATGCAGACGTGTATGAGCACCATGCAGTCTGGGATGAGTATACCGGCCAGGGGCTAGGGGCGGATCTCTCGAGGCCTGATGATCTTTTCCCGCGCACCTACAGCACAGATCCCAGCTATGTCGCTAACGGACTGCAGATCCGCGCAGTGGATGGGCCCACTAGCAAGGGTGACACCTGGCAGGTGGATCCGGCCTACAACTACCCAGCCAGTGCAGTGCTGCCTGGCCACACGGCTAGCCCTCGTCAGGGCTGGCGCTCCACAGATACCCCTGGTGATATGGAGATCCCATTTACCAGGGATGACAGTCTGTATCCGCTGATGGGTGGCTATCTGCTGGGCTGCTATGTGGACCGGATCAATTTTCCAAAGTTCAAGATCGCAGGCCTTCTATCGTCCGGCTGGTCAGAGCTGGCAGACGTGGACTGCAGCGAGGTGGTGGGCTTTTTGCGGGAGGGCAGCACCGTTAAGCCGCGCACCACATCAGCAGGGGCAGATGGCTACTATCTGGCAGAAGACCAGTTAGCAGGCGGGTACTTCTATTTTCCGACCAGTGGTGATGTGCGCAAGATCATAGGCAACAGTGCAGGCTACTGGGCAAGCGGCACTGTGGCAGAGCAGCGCGCGATCTTGTGGCTCGAGGGCTGCGATGGTGGCGAGGATGCCAGCGGTGATGCAGGCCAGATCTGGTTTCCTCGAGCACTGGTCACCATCGCGATGGCAGATGAAGACGTGCAGTTTAAGGCGCTGCGCATCGAGGTGGACGACGGTAACAGCGCGCCAGACCCTGCAGAGGGGTACTACACGATCGGCACGCTGGCGCTGGGGCACATCGCAGTGCTGGGGCGCGAATATGACTGGGGCTATAGCCACGAGCGTCAGAGCTACACAGAGATCGCGCAGTATGACGATGGCACGATCCGCACCAGCAAGCGAGGCCCAGCGCGCAGAGTCTACCGGATAGGCTACGGCGAGGGTGTGGACGTGACAGCAGCTCGAGGTGGTAACAACAGCCCTGACTACGTGCGCGCCACAGATGCCAGCGGAGCGCCACCTGTGGGCAGCGTAGACACAGAGCCACTGCTGCTGGATGGCCTGCTGCAGCGCCTCGATGGGGCGGATCAGCCGATCGTATTCTGTCCGCTACTGCCTGTGGCTACAGGCGCAAGTGGAGACACAGCCACCGTGCAGCTGTGGGATCAGGCTGCAGGGGCGCTCTATAGCAGGCTGACCAGCAGCTCTGTGCGGCTAGAGTCTGTGGTAGGCGATGACTACACAGACGAGCTGTACCGTATTGCCACCCTAGAATTTACAGAGATCACCTGATGCCCCTGGGCCTGACAGCTGCAGAGCTGCGTGCAGAGTGGGTGCTGCTGCTCGATCTCGAGTGGGCCAGCACTGTGATCCGCTGGTCGAGTGGGCCAGAGGTGGTGATCAGCAGCGAGGCAGGCGATCTGACCTACCAGGGAGGCCTGCCTGTATCATGGGAGGATGCAGCGGATCTGCTGTCCACCTCGACAGCTGCCCGGTCGCTGTCGTTTCCTGATCTGCACTTCCCTCCACACATTAATGTGCCGGCACTTGTGGCTGCTGGGCATGATCTGGCAGCCGCTCGAGCACAGGTCAGCGTGTGGTCACCAGGCAGGACACACGAGCAGCGGATCCCTCTGCTGTCTGGCAGAGTCTACGCGCCCACCTATGGGGCAGCAGGCGAGCCAGTAGGCCTGACGATCGAGTCACGAGCTTTTGAGGATCGCGCACTGCTGATCCCAGAGGATGCGAGAGTTAGCCCTACCACCTGGCCAGCAGCAGACAGCAGCGCCTATGGCCGACCCTATCCGCTAGTGATCGGCAAGCCTGGCAGGTACACAGAGGCTGATGGCAGCGAGGGCAAGACCACAGGATCGCCAGCCTACCCGGTAGACGTAGCAGGCAAGCGGTTTTTGATTGCTGGTCACAGAGTGCAGGCCACCATGATCCGCCTGATCAACATCGACAAAGGCGAGGCCAGGGATGAAACCATCGAGCATGTGCAGGATGGGCTGGGCAGGGTGGTGGCCACTTGTGTGGTGAGTGGCACAGGCCTATCTGTCGTCGAGGGTGACGAGTATTGGGCACGCTGGGATGATGGGCTAGGCGCTACAGATGCAGAGGGAGGCACCTTGCATGGTGCTGGCGAGGTGCTGCGCTACCTGCTGCGCCGCTCGTCGATCCCATACGATAGGGGCAGGACGTATGCGGCACTGCGCCAGCTTGATCAGTACCAGATTGACACGTATGCAGACGATCCCGACGTAACGATCTGGGATTACATCGCGGATAATCTGCTGCCCATTCTGCCGCTGTCTGTAGTGACTGGGCCTCGAGGCCTGCGCCCTATCTTGCTGCAGCCGGATCCGCGCCAGCTCGATGCCATCGATCACATGGATGCAGGGCCACAGGCCCAGCGCGCTAGTCAGGTGCAATACAGCACAGCAGAGCCGATCCAGCGTGTGCAGGTCGAGTATGCGCCGCGTGGTGACAGTGGGGACTATCTACGCACCTGCACGCTGTCTGGTGACAGTGCGGACAGTGCGCGCAGTGTGCCTCTGCGCAAGAGTGCACAGCGATACGTGCGCGATGGCGAGGGGCTGGCCACTCTGCGGATCGAGACGGATCTAGTGTATGACACTGCCACAGCAGAGCTGATCGCTGGGGTACAGGCGGCACTGCACGCGATGCCCTATCGAGAGATCACATACGACTGTGACCCATCGCGCTGGGGCTACCTCGAGCCAGGCGATGTGCTGACCCTGACAGATCCCGATCTGGCACTCACAGATCAGGTCTGCATAGTGCAGGCGATCAGCTGGTCAGCCACCACAGTGCAGGTGCAGCTGGTGCTACCGGCAACCCTCTGATCTGTTATTGTTTGCCATGTAGAGAGGTACTGCGATGGCAAGCACGATCACTGCACTAGACACACCCACTGATGTGAGTCTCACCACCACCACTCTGCAGGTCAATCTGCCAGAGGATGCAACCCGCTGGTCTATCAGCTGTGGCTCTGATGTGCTGTGGTATCCGACTGGCACAGATGGTGGCAGCGTCAATGCCAACGCAGAAACTCTGCCCCTGGCCAGCGGGGCGATCGTAGAGATGCCCTGCCCTGGTGCCTCGCCACCAGCTCGAGCCAGGGGCGGCAGCACTGTGTTTTTGGCTCTGGCTAGCGGCACTGCAACTGCCACTGTCACTGTGAGGGCAGGCAGGTGATCCGCTTTCTCGCGCCACAGGTCAAGGCAGACTCTCGAGCCTTGACCCTTGATCTGGCAGGATCTGGTGGGTCACTGGCTGACCTTGCATCGCTGACTGTGACTGTGCGCGATGAAAACAGCAGCGCAGTGCGCACAGCCTCTGCTATCGCCTACGGGGTTGGAACCACTAATAACAGCTGGGTCTACTTCAGCAGCTTGCTGGGGATCTTCCCCGACTACGATGGCAGCAGGGATACGCTGTCAGTCGTACTGACGCCCACTGGTGCCCTAACCTGGGGCGAAAACGGGGTAGGTCCGCGCATTATTCGCTTTAAAGGCGACAGCAGCCAGAGCAACGACACCCAGTGTTTCCGGAACACCACAGGCACTGACCGGATCCTGGGTGCGAATATCACAGGTGCATCAGCAGCTGTCTATGTCGGATCCGGCACTTTCGATGCGCGCGCACTGTCCGCACATTTTTCGCTGGGTGCTACTCTATCAGGTTGGACTGACACAGCGCCCACACAGGGTGAGCAGATCGCAGCCGTAAAGGCGCAGTCCCGCAGGGCTTCTGCGATTGTGGCGACACAGACAGAGGCGGCACTGCTAGACCTTGGCACCACTGATGCGCTGGCGCTGGGGCTGTCCTCGATCCTGGGCACCAAAGCCTCTACAGTGACCCAGTCTGCTGATGGCATCACTTTCGATTTGGGCACTACACAGATGCAGGTGCGATATGTGCATCTATTCCACAGCAGAGGGGAGTAGCGATGTGGACGATCCGCGACGCTGCAGGCATTGAGGTGGCCACTGTGGCCATTGACCCTGTGAGCAGTGCGACTGTGGCATGCGCAGTGCTGGCAGCTCTGGCAGCGGGTGATGGGGCCACTGTGGAAGTCACTAGCACTGGTGAGGGCTGGACAGTCCGCAGTGGGTCTGCGGTCTACACTGTGGAGCCACAGGCATGAGCGTGTCACGGATCCGCGCAGAATATCGCAGGGCTAGGCGATCACTGCGCTTGGCACAGGACGAGCTAGATGGGGCAGTCGAGGATCTGGCAGATGCGCTGGGCGATCTCGACACCACCCAGGCAGTGCTGCTCCAGGCCACCCTTGACCAGCTCGAGGAGCTGTGCGGGAGGCTGGCGCAGAAGGTTGCTAACCTAGGGCTCGAGCTAGACGATGCGCGAGAGGAGAGGCAGCAGCGCAGGCGCGAGGCCTGGCAAGAGGTGCGGGCAGCTCTGGCCCGCTTTGGCCCGTCTGTCCTCGATGTGCTGCGCGATGTGCTCGAGATCCAGGCAGCGCCTCGAGGCGACAGACTGGCCAGGGCTGTGCAGTCCCTGCTAGATCACGCAGAGATTCCACTGTCAGAGGCAGAGATCGAGCATGTCACAGCACTGGCTGATCAAATCGTGGGAGCCCTCGATGGCTAGTGATCGCCGGATCTGGGCTGTGGTGGGGTTTCTGCTGGGCATGGCAGTGGCAGGCGGCAGCCTGACGATCGGAGATCTGGTGCTGGTGTCAGAGCTGGTGCCAGAGGACTGCCCAGAGCCAGAGCCAGAGCCCGCACCACAGCCACCAGCACTGCCAGAGGGGCCAGAGTGAACCAGCAGCAGCTATGGGCCAGCCTCGAGGGGCTGCCACACGCACCTGCGCGCCACTCTGTGCTGTGCGCTGCGCTGTCTGACTTGGGAGCGCAAGAGCAGCCACCCCGCAGCAACAGTGGGCCACAGATCGATCATCTGGTCAGAGGGATCGCGGATTACTGGTGGTCTGATCTGATCCAGCCTGACTGGTGCGCTGCAGCAGTGTCGCATTGGGTCAGGCGAGGGCTGGGCCTGGCTGACTGGGATCGCAGGCGCGTAAAGCCTTTCGCACCATCGATCGAGGGCCACCCATGGGGGCAGTGGTTTGTAGGCTGTAAGCAGCTCTGGCAGTGGTCAGAGGAGCACCCAGAGACACAGCTGTCAGAGCCAGAGCCAGGCGCAGTGTGGATCATTGGCCACAAGCGAGGCGATCGACAGGTCTACCAGCACACAGGGCTGGTGCTGTCGGTCCACCCTGACGAGGCGCAGATCCAGACGATCGAAGGCAACTTGGGCAGTGAGGTGGCCAGCAGGCGCATGGGTGCCGATACCCCGATCTGCTACATCGCCTGGTGGGCAGTGCTGTGAGTGCTGATGCGCTCGAGCGGCTAGAGCGGAGGGTGCGCGATCTGGACGATCGGGTGCGTGCCTGTGAGCAGTCGATCGAGCAGCTGCGCAGCAGCACTGGCAGGGAGGCCACAGAGCTGCGCACCAGCCTGCAGGCAGTTTCTCGCGATCTCGAGACGCTGACCGTCACGCTGCGCGACTGGCGGCAGGATCTAGATGGGTGGTGGCGTGAAAGGTGGCCCAGCCTCGAGGGCAGGCTGTCACGCATCGAGGCGACCACAGAGGCAGTGCAGCAGAGGGTGGCACAGCCAGCAGCGCCTGTGACGCCGGTCAGCCATATGGACTGGCGAGGGCTAGGCCTGATCGCTGCTGTCCTATTTGGGGGTGGGCTGACTGTGGGTGGCGGTGGTGGCGGTGCTATCGCTGCCATGCTGGCCCAGCCTCAACAGCAGCAGAGCCAGCCTGCGCAATAGCAGACTGGCTCTGTGTCCCTGTGGCGCAGTGCGCGCTAGCTAGTCGCTGCACCTGCCTTTAGCTGCTCGATCAGCTCCTCTGCCTCGCGCCAGGCGCGGCTGTAGGCATCGCGCTCTGTCTTGCCGCAGTGGAGCCGCTCCCAAGTGCGCACTACCCGGATGCAGCCCCTAGCCCTCTCGCTGATCATGCTCACGCGCTCGATCCCTGGCTCCACTTCGAGCACTGCGATCCGGCGATACCTGCCCCAGCAGGTAGAGGGCATCTGCGCGCTGGCGCACTGGATGATGTAGTGTCGGTCTGTCATGGTGTCTCCCTTTTGGGGCGCTGTGCGCCCCTGTGATGGCTAGCTGTGAGTCTCGAGGTGCTGGCGGTAGTCCTGCCCGCTGTTGAGGGCGCGCACAATCAGGGCAGCCTTTACCGCAGTAGAGGCAGTGACTACGCGCACAGGGCGCGAGGCCTGGCGGTATACGATGCGACCGATCCGATAGTAGCTGCTCATGGTGACTCCCTTTTGGGGCGCTGTGCGCCCCTGTGTGTGGTGGCTAGGCTGCCTGGCAGATGGAGCTGAAGTCAAGATCGGCCACACCAGCAAAGTCAGCATCAAGGCTCTTGAATGCATTGCGCGCAGTGTAGGCGATCTCCTCAATCTCGTTACGGTTGAGGTTAAGCAGGCGATAGATCGCAAAGTCGCCGGAAAAGACGAGCGAAAGCACGATGTAGCGATCTCCGCTGTGACGGTCAGTGATGGTGTGCATGGTGGTGGCTCCCTTTGTTGTGTGTTGTCTACTTAATGAGACACCCTACAACGTGCCACGAAAAACACCAGAAAAATAGTCACAGCTGGCAGCAGTGCAGGCGCAGGCTGTAGCCAGGCCCATCCA